GTTTTATATAAGCTGTTAGATAGTATGTGCGGTGGCACAACTGTGATGAAAGGTTTGAATGCAGTTGAGGTTGGAACTGCTGTGTTTGAAGCTTGGAGTGAATTTAGCGATCCTGTGGCGATAGGATTTGATGCTGTTAGATTTGATCAACATACGGATAGAGCTCAATTGTTGTATGAACAATTTATATATTCATTATTTTATAATGGTGGTGAAAGGGTAGAATTTGTTAACTTGCTACGGAAGCAACTTAAGAATTATTGCACATCATATACACCAGAAGGAATAGTGAAGTTCATTACAACAATTAGGTGTTCAGGCGACATGAACACTGGACTAGGTACTTGCTTAATCGCTTGTAGTTTGGTTCACTCTTTCTGTGATTCATTTAACATTAGGTACAGATTGATCAACAATGGTGATGATTGTGTGTTGATTTGCGAGAAAGCAAATTTAACTGTAGTAGAAAACGAACTGCATAACTACATGTTAGGAGCTGGTTACCACTTTTTGGTGGAACCCGCTGTTTATCGTGTAGAACACATAGAATTTTGTCAAAACCACCCTGTCTATACAGAACGGGGTTGGACCATGGTTAGAAATTTCCCTAGCTGTATCAACAAGGATTGCGTGTCTTTATTACCATTAAATAATGAGAAGACATGGAAGAAATGGGCTAATGATATTGGTTTAGGTGGCATGGCATTATGTGCTGGTGTGCCTATTCTTTATGAGTTTTATAAGAAGCTTGCGGGATTGGGAGATGGTTCTTTTGGGCGCCATCCCACAAATCACGGTACAGGTTTAAGTTATCTAGTTAGAGGCTTAGTGGCAGACGAAGTTAGTATTAGTCCTGCTGCACGGGTTAGTTTCTATGAAGCATATGGATATACACCTGACTACCAAGAAATGGTTGAAAAATATGTTCAACGACAGGACATATCGTTTAATCACGATCTCGTAGGGTATAATTATATAGAACTAAATAACTTTATCATACATTCACTTACATCAAACATATTTGATTACATTTCACACAAAACTATTTAACTATCGGCTAATATTACATAAAATAACAATTTACGAAAAACCGATTACTAATCAATTAATTCAAAATGGCAATGGTATCAGTATCACAAGCAGCTAGAAATGCAATGCAGGATCCCTATTGGCAACAAGTTGCGTACGAGTTAGGTACACAGGTTGTTGGTAAAATGGTTTCAGGTATTAAGAAAAAGAAGAAAGGCAAGAAAGCTAATGCTAATAATATGCAAATGGTAGTATACAAACCTCCTTCTTCTTCTAGAGCACCAGTTGCTATAAATGCTAATGCAAGGAACAGACGTCCACGCATTTCTGGTATGTCAGGAGGTATAATGATCAAACACAGAGAGTATATTGGTGAAGTTACAGGAAGCACAACGTTTTCAGTTTCTTCATATCTAATACAACCTGGTCTTGGTACAACATTCCCTTGGCTATCAGGCATTGCTAATAATTTTGAAAAATATAAAATCAAATCTATGACTCTTGAATACATAAATGTATCAGCAACTAGCGAAAGAGGAAGAGTTACTCTAGCATATGACAAAGATCCTTTAGATGAAGATCCGGC